AAGCCAAGCTAACAGGCTTTTTTAGGGCGGACGATGAAAAGGATGCGGTGCAACTACGTCTCGCAATTGAAGGAATAAATGAGCAAATAGCAAAACAGATATCGCTACAAGATACGCAAATAGGTCGCAATAAAAAGAGTGCGGAGTTAGCCCAGCAACGGCTCGAAGCAGAGCGTGCAGTTTTACAAAAACTACTGGATGCAAAAAAAGAAAGCGGCGATTTAGACCTGATAGACCTGCCATCGTTTAACGCCTTAATTAATGTTTTGACAGAGGCGGGCTTGGCTATAGACGGCTTTACGTCATCTACCGATGCTTTAGTCCAAAAAACACAAGGCGAATTGCCGAGCGCTTTCGATACGTTTATGTCTAACCTGCAACGGACTAGAGAGTTAGCAGGCGACCTAACACCACAGCTAGAAAAGTTAGGCGATCAAGCCATTACTGGTTTAGGCAAGTCATTTACTGACGCAATCACTGGCGCACAGAAGTTTAGCGATGCAATAAAGAACATGGCTAAGTCAGTCATCGACAGCCTGATACAGATGCTGATACAAAAATACATTGTTGATGCCGCATTCGGCTTTATCAGTGGCGCGCTGGGTGGCGGTACTACTCCAGCACCTACAGGCGGGGGCGGCGGCTTAGGGCTTCCAGCCTTTGCAAATGGCGGTGTAGCAACGGGCGGTAGACCCGCAATTGTAGGCGAGAAAGGGCCAGAGCTATTTATTCCAAGCACTACAGGCCGAGTTGTACCCAATGACCAGCTAGGCGGTGGCGGTGTTACAGTGGTGCAGAACATAAACGTCACAACAGGCGTACAGCAAACCGTACGTGCTGAGATTGCTAATTTACTGCCACAGATAAGCAACGCGGCTAAGTCTGCTGTCGCAGATGCTAGAATGCGAGGCGGATCATTCAGCAAGGCAATGGGGACAGCATAAATGGCGGCATTTCCTAATGTAGGCATTCAAGACATGACGATGCGTTTGCGATCAGCAACGTCGATCAGTCAGTCGCCTTTCACCTATGACCAGCAGGTCTATCAGCATCAGGGTGTCAGATGGGAGGCAGAGGTAACATTGCCACCATTAAAGCGATCCGATGCAAAGCAGGTAGAGGCTTTCTTTGCCGCTCTACGGGGTCAGGCAAACACCTTTACCCTTGGCAACCCCTTACACAATACAACGGCTACAGGGACGATTACGGCAGGCACAAAGGGGGCTACGACCGTAACAGGTACAACCGCAGGCGCAGTCGCTGGTGACTACTTTGAAATAGGCGGCGCATTGTACATTGTGACCGACACAACGGCATCGAGCATTGATATAATGCCACCGCTCCGCACTGCTATCACGACTTCAACGTCTTTAGACTTCACCTTACCCGTAGGGACATGGCGACTAGCAAGCAATGAAATCGCATGGAATATCAACTCTGCTAGTCTTTACGGTTTTACTTTTGCTTGCGTTGAGGCTATATGAGCAGGTCATTAACGTCAGCGATGGCATCGGCAGTTACCGCCGACCTAGTTCGCCCCATAACCCTAGTCCAGTGTGCATTCGATTCGGGTAATCTTAACCTGTGGAGCGGGATTGGCGACCTTACTGTAAGCGGCGTCGATTACGTTGGTGCAGGTTCTTTGCTCAGTATTGGCGAGATAGCAGAAACATCAGAGTTATCAGCTAACGGAATTAACGTGACACTGTCAGGTGTGTCAGAACCTCTAATCACTAAAGCCCGTGACGAGGACTACCAAGGCCGTGAGTTAAAGGTTTTGCTCGGCGCGATGGATGCGGCGAATGGCGTTATATCAAATCCTATAGTCGTGTTTAGCGGCTTTATGGACACAATGATAATCCAAGACGGTGAATCAACAGCGACAATACAGGTTACAGTTGAGAATCGCTTGATCGAGTTTGAGCGAAGTCGCGTTAGACGCTACACCGCAGAAGACCAGAAGATCGACTTTCCCACTGACAAGGGACTAGAGTTTGTCGCAGAGATGGAAGAAAAAGAGATTGTTTGGGGTCGTGCATCCGTAAGTAGCGGGGGCGGTGGTGGAGGTCAAACCATCCCAGGCCGAAGAAACACCCAGAGAGACTAGGAAACAGCTATGGACTTTGCAATTGAAAACTTAGCTAAGGTGAGACGTGAGATTGAGCCATTGCTGATGGAGCATTGGAACGAGATTGCACTTAACAAAGATATCATAAAGCTCAACCCTGACTGGCGAGAGTATGCGAGACTTGACGAGCTAAATGCCTTGCGTATTTACACTGCCCGAAAAGACGGCGAGCTTATGGGCTACTTTGTCATTATGGTCAGCCGATCACTGCACTACAAAGACCACCTATTTGCTAACAACGATATCGTTTTCCTAACTAAGCCAGCCCGCAAGGGACTGACAGGCTTGAAGCTGGTAAAATTCGCTATGGAGTCTCTCAAGGCCGAGGGTGTTACCAAGCTACACATCAACACCAAGACGCATCAGCCATTCGACCCAATCATGGAGCGGCTCGGCTTTGAAGAGATAGAGACGGTATTTAGCAAAGTTCTAGGATAAAAATATGGCTATTGCGGCGGGCGCGGCCCTTGTTTCTGGTCTTGGATACGCGGCGGCCGCGGCACTAACTACGGCTATAACTTTTTCCGTACAGGCCATGTTCGCTTACGCGCTTGTGGCGGCGGGAATGTCAGTCGTTTCTAGGGCTTTAGCGCCTAAGCCTAGTCTGGGCGCACAGCTTCGCGGCATTACACAGACTACACGCGAACCAGCAGGCACACGTAAGCTAATCTATGGACAGATGCGCGTCGGCGGTAATGTTGTTTTCATTGAGCATTCTGGAAGCGATAACAAATACCTGCATCTGGTCGTTGTATTTGCAACGCATCATATTAACTCGTTTGAAGAGTTCTATTTTAACGACAAGAAAATATGGACTTTAAGCGGCGGCTTCCAAGGCAACTGGGGGACGTATGTTCAGCTAAATACTAAGCTCGGCACAGATACGCAGGATGCTGTTAGCTCGCTTGTCAGCGCGTCCAGTAAGTGGACGAATGATCACAAGCTATCGGGCATCGCATACGCGCATTTCAGACTAGAGTGGGATACTGACCAATTCCCGCAGGGCGTTCCAAACATAACTGCTGTCATCAAGGGCAAGCGTGTCTACGATCCACGCACGCAGGTATTCGCGTACAGCGACAACCCCGCTCTATGCTTACGTGACTACATGATCGACCAAGACTACGGACTTGGTGAAACCGCTTTAAGCATTAATACGCAATCGGTAATTGATGCCGCAAACCTTTGTGAGGAGCAGGTATCCTTAGACGGTGGAGGCACTCAAGATCGCTATACCTGTAACGGCGTAATCGACACAAACAACCAGATTAAGGACAACATTGAGCAGTTACTGTCTGCTATGGGCGGCAGACTGACTTACTCGGGCGGCGAATATTTTATTCATGGTGCAGAGTATCAGGCACCAACAGTCACCTTTGACGAGGCAGACTGCATAGCAGATGTGCAAACGCAGACCAAACAGTCTCGCAGAACCTCTTACAACGGGGTTAAGGGCATATTTGTCTCAGAGGAGAAGAACTACAAGGTACTCGATTACCCGCCTCAAATAAGCTCTACGTTCGCCACAGAGGACGGCGACCCTATATTCCTTGATATGCCTCTACCCTTTGTGACTAATAACACGCAGGCACAGCGACTAGCTAAAATTGCACTGCTCAAGTCACGCCAGCAAGTCGTTATAACGATGGGGGTAAACCTAAAGGGCTTGCAGGTTAAGGTCGGTGACACAATTAACGTCACCAACGAGCGGCTCGGTTATAGCTCTAAAGTGTTTGAGGTCATCGACTACTCGCTTGCGATTGCGGACGGCGGATCGCTTGCCGTCAATCTGACGTGCATTGAAACAGCATCGGCTGTCTACGACTGGACAACTAGCGACGAAGAGGACTTTTTAGCAGGCGGTGAGCTAGACCTGTATGACGGTCGCACAGTAGACAATGTGACAAGTCTGACAAGCTCAGAGATAGGATTGCGCGGCCCAGATGGTCGCCTCAAGTCTGCTGTTGAGCTTACATGGACTGCGCCCGATGATGCGTTCATTGAATTCTACACGGTCCGATTTAACAAGAACGGTACGACTGACTACCTTGAAGTTCAGACGCGGCAGACACGAGCCTTAATCGAGGGCTTAGACCTAGCTAGTAACTACGACTTTTTGGTGCAAGCGCAAAACCTCATAGGCGTACAAAGCACTGGCACAAGCATTACTAACCTTGCACTAAATGGGGACACGACTGCACCGAGCGCACCAACATCGGTCACGCTGACTGCGGGCATTAACCAAATAACTTGTGAGTGGACTAATCCGACAGACATTGACTACGCGTTTACTGAGGTACACGTAACGACGACAAGCGGCACCCCTTCAGTCAGTGCGACGCCTACCGCAAAGATTGGTGGCGAGGAATACATACTTACAGGACTAAGCCAGCACACCCGATTCTTTTATCTGCGAGCGGTTGACTTCTCAGGCAACAAGTCAGGCTATACGACTGTAGTAAGCGCACAGGCGTTGCTCGTTGACACTGCTGACGTAGCAGACGACGCAATTACAACTGACCAGATTGCAGATGACGCAGTAACGACTGCTCAGATAGCGAGCGGCGCAGTAACCATCACAGAGATTGAAACATCCGTCGCCGATCTGATTAACGGTGCGGCTCAAGCTGTTGATGTTTTGAATGTGCAAGTAGAGTCGGGTGATGTTTTAGACCTTGAGACAGGTCAGGACGTACTAATTCAGAATCTTGGCGATGTGGCGATCTTCGTCAATGAAAGCAATCAGACAATTAACAACAGCATTAACACCACTAACACGACGCTGGCAAATCTCGAAGCAACCGTAGTCGATTTGACTAGTGGAACAAGCGATATCTTTGTACAGCCTTCAGCGCCAGTCGCAGGCGTTGGCGGTGTGCCTGATCCGATACCGACTTTCTCTCGATGGTATGACTCAGATGATAGCAATGAGCCATATTACTGGGATGGCTCTGCATGGCAGTCACTAGCTGACCCGCGTATTGCAAGCAACGCGTCGGCGATCACGACGCTACAGTCAGGGCTAAACACAGCAAACTCGAACATATCCGCGAACTCAAGCGCCATCACCGCGCTCGACACAACCACGGTCAGTCAGGGCAACTCGATCACCACGCTATCGAGCGATGTCACGACGTTGCAGTCATCCTTGACGACCACACAGTCGGGTCTATCGACAGCGCAGACGGATATCACGACGAACGCAACGGCTATATCAGGACTCGATACGCGGGTCAGTTCAGCTGAGGGGTCTATCACTTCGATCACGTCGGATATTACCCAACTGCAATCGGATCTGACTTCGGCAGAGGGCGACATATCCACGAACTCAACCGCTTTGAGCGGGTTGACCACACGAGTTACGACCGCCGAAGGCACTATATCCAGCAACACAACAGACATCACCGCGCTAGAAAGCACTGTCAACGATGTATCGACGGGAGTCGTAGCCACATCCAACGCACTTGGCGCACTAACGACGCGGGTTACAACCGCAGAAAATAGCATCGTAACGAACGCAACAGATATTACGTCGCTAGAGGTGACAGTCAACGATGCAACGTCAGGAGTTTTAGCGAACGCAAACGCGGTCAGCTCAATCGATACGCGGCTTACTTCTGCTGAAGGGTCTATCACAAGCCAAGCAAGCGATATCACAACGCTACAATCAGAATTAAATTTAGCTGAGGTAGATATTGTCAGCAACGCGTCGGCTTTGACTTCGCTGACGACAAGGGTTACATCGGCTGAGGGGTCTATATCGACTAATTCGTCGGATATCACAGCGCTAGAGGTAACGGTAAACGATGGCTCGACTGGTGTTGCCGCCAACGCAACGGCCATTTCTGGAATTGATACGCGGCTTACGACGGCTGAGGGGTCTATCACTTCGCAGTCGTCATCTATCACGGCACTCGAATCCACTGTCAACGATGGGACGACGGGTGTTTCCGCTAACGCAAGCGCTATATCGACGCTTGATACCAGAATCACGAGCGCCGAAAACGATATCACGAGCCTAAGCGCAAGCAACATAACCGCCCTAGAGGTTGCTGTTGAGGACTTAACCAAGATTCAAGGCGAGACAGATGATGTCATTACCACCGAGGCAGGTAACGACCTGCTACTAAATTTGCCAACCGATGTGGCTAGTGCGACAAGTGCCGCAACGAACACGCTCGATTCGCGAATTACGTCGGCAGAAGACACAATAACGACGCAGTCAACAGACATAACAGAACTCAAGTCGGACCTCACGACCTTAAATGGCGAATCATCAGCCAACGCCACCGCGATTGACAGCTTAACAACCCGAGTCACTGCTACCGAATCATCTATCGTCGCTCAGTCGTCAGATATAACCTCACTACAATCAGGGCTTTTAACGGCACAAGGCGACATCTCTAGCAACTCTAGCGCTATCAGCGGATTGACGACACGCACTACTGCGGCAGAGGGCGAAATATCAACACTAAGCAGTTCGGTAATAACGCTACAATCAGATTTGTCAGATGCTGAAAATGACATAAGCGCTACCTCAACAGCGCTGTCGAATTTAACTACGAGGGTCAGTTCAGCCGAGGGGTCGATCACTTCTCAAGCATCGGATATTAGCTCACTACAATCAAGCCTTTTGACGACGAATAGCAATGTCAGCGCCAACGCGACAGCTATTAGCGGAATCGATACACGAGTTACAAGTGCAGAGGGGTCTATCACTTCGCAGGCATCGGACATCAGTTCTTTGCAATCCAGTCTGTCAGATGTTGAAAATGATGCGTCAGCAAATGCGACAGCAATATCAGGATTAAACACACGGGTCACAAATAACGAAGGGTCTATCAGCTCACAGGCTACATCTATAGCTTCATTGCAAGTAGACCTGTCAGATGCTGAGTTAGATATCTCAGGAAATTCGACGGCTATTTCTGGAATCGACGTAAGGCTGACAAGTGCAGAAGGCACGATAACAAGTCAGGCAAGCGATATCACAACGCTACAGTCTGATTTGACGACCGCAGAGGGCAACATATCAAGCAATGCTACAGCAGTGTCCAGCCTCACAACGCGAGTCACCACGGCAGAAGGTAATATAACCTCAAACGCGTCAAGCATCACTGCGCTGACATCTACTGTAAACGATCCTACAACGGGACTTGCGGCTACTGCGGCAGTTGCTTCTGGCGCATCGACCACAGCGGCGGCTAACAGCACCTCAATAACCGACCTAGAAGCGGAAGCGTATTTGACCGTCAGTGCTGGTGGCAACGTTTCTGGCTTTAAGGCTACAGCAGATGCCAGTGGCTCTAGCTTCACAATACAGGCTGATCAATTTGCGCTGGTGTCTACGGATGAGTCACAGACGACAACACCCTTCGCGGTCGATACGACTACAGGGACGGTCAGCTTTAACGCTAATGTCGAAGTCGATGGTGACTTAATAGCTACAGGCTCAATAAGCGGCGGAGCCATTGGCAATGGGCAAGTCGATACGGTTACGGTTGCAAGCAACGCGATCACCCTATCTCAGAATCAGCGGTTTACAAATACAACGTCGGCAAGCTCGTCGGCTTATGTCACGCACTTTACTAGCTCTTATTTCAATATTGATGATTACACTGATCCTGTTTTCGTAAGGTTTACGAGCTTTTTGTATCCTCGTGCAAGTGGCGGCGGTTTAATGGTTAGCGCCTATGCGCGAGCAAATATTAGGACACAGCTCCTCTGCTATAACTCGTCAAACACGTTAGTACAGACACTGACAATCACGACCTTAAATATTTACAGCGGCGCGGCAACGACCAACGGCCTTACGTTCTTGGACAGATTTACAATCACGAACTCATCTGTCGTCAAAGTGAAGGCAAGAATGCAATTTAACAAAGCAGGCGGCACGTCAGACACAACGGCGCTTTTCTCGGGCGACGTAGAATTCAACGTGTTGAAGAGGTAAGCATGGCGCAGAAGCACTACTTCATTTTTAACGATAGCTCTGTATGGTCACAGAGTTTATTGACGGCTGACGAGGCTCGTATTGGCGATGTGCTGGACGATAACGAAAGCTATGTAGAGGTAAGCGATCAAGAGTTAGAAAGCCTACAGAGCCATTTAGGGGCCGATCTGGGCATAGCTGACAATGTTATGGTGATTGACGGCGTTCTTACTGCCAGACCAAGCAAATGGCACACATACGATGACGGGCTAGTTGATGGCAGTGACGCAGAAAAGACTGCCGACGTTTTACGAGAGGTTCGCAATTTGCGAGACTTTTATCTTACATCGAGCGATTGGACGCAGATGTCCGACAGCCCGTTAAGTACGGCAAAGAAAGCGGAGTGGGCAACGTACAGGCAAGCGTTACGAGATATGCCTGCAAGCAATTCAGATGTGGCGGACGAGTCAGAAGTAGTATGGCCTAACAAGCCAGATTGATCGTCATAGTGTAAAATTAACCCAACTATTTAAAAGGTTATTGAGATGTCAAAAATCAGCGAATTATCAGATGGCGGCGTAATACAAGGGGGCGACACGCTTATCGCTGTTCGCTCTGGTGGTAACGTCAAAGTAACTTACGGCGGCTCTACTACAGCCAACATTGACGGCGGAACTATAGACGGCACAGTTATCGGTGGGACTACGCCTGCGGCAGGTTCGTTTACTACTGGCTCGTTTACTGGAGACGTGTCCTTCGGTGACAACGACAAGGCTATCTTCGGCGCTGGCTCTGACCTACAGATTTATCATGATGGGTCTAATAGTTTTATTTCAGACGTTGGCACAGGTAATTTAGGAATAAGAGCAGAAAACTTATTTTTACAAAATGCTGATGGCTCTGAAAATTATGCTACCGCAACATTAAACGGCGCTTTTACTTTAAGTTACGACAACAGCCAAAAACTAGCCACCACAGCTACAGGCATCGACGTTACGGGTACTGCTGTTACAGACGGCATAACTTCGGATGGTCTTGTTACAGTTCGCGTTGATAGTGCAGGCGCTACCGCTGAAGCATTGAAAGTTTACAACACAGGCATTGGCAACAATTCTCAAGTTCGAGTATATTTTGGTGATAATGATTACAACACTACTGGCCGTGGTTTGCGTATTGATGCTGGGCGTGATTCTGGTGCTGACGGCATTGCTACGTTTTACGCAGTAGACCAAGCAGAACATAGTGATTATGAAGCCATTAAGATTCTTACTGATGGCGGCGTGACACTTTCGCATTTAGGCAATAATAAACTAGCCACTACCTCTTCAGGCATCGACGTTACTGGCGTTGTTAAAGCGGCAGGAACCGTCTTATCTACTTCGGCGGCAGTTGTTAACTCTACTTCCGCAGGAGGCTTTGGTTTTGCAAGCAACAACACAGCTTTTTATTCGTTTGGAGCAGATGCAAGTACAGCGGGTAGTTATACTTTTCAAAATTTAAGTAATGATGCCTCTATAAATATTACTGCTATGAAAATTGATGCAAGCGGGAATGTCGGTATTGGTAACGCCACTATAAATACTTTTTATGATACCGCAGTAAATGTTTATGGTTCTAGTAATAGTGTAATTCAGTTCCAATCTTCCCTTACAGGTACGGCTTCAGGAGATGGTTTTGCAGTAGGCGTTCTTAATGGCGTGGCTACAGATGCGTATGTCTGGAACAGGGAAAGCAGTAATCTTCTGTTTGGTACAGGCGGCGGCGAGAAGATGCGCATCGATGCAAGCGGCAAACTCCTTGTGGGAAAATCTACTGCAGGTTTTGCTAGTAATGGTGTCGAGTTAGATGATTCTCTAAATGCAAATGGTTGGGTTTTATTTGCTACCTCAGACCATTCAGATGGAGATGGTGGTACGGTTGCTCTAAATAGAAAGTCTTTTGATGGAAACTTTATAGAATTTTATAGAGATACTTCAACAGTAGTCGGTAGTATTGGTACTTATTTTGGTGATTTAACAATTGGTACAGGTAATTGTGGTCTTATCTTTAATAGCGGCACTGAGATAATAATACCTGCAAATATCACAACCAATGCTGTTTCTGATGCCGCTGTTGATTTGGGTTACTCCGCAGGTCGCTTCAAAGACCTTTACCTGTCAGGCGGTGCGTACCTAGGCGGTACAGGTTCAGCCAATAAGCTAGACGACTACGAAGAAGGGACGTTTACTGCGTCTTTACGAGGCAGCATTGCGGAGCCTGCAACTCTTGTTACAACTACAGGTTATTACACAAAAATAGGTAGAGATGTTACTTATAACATTAGTTTTGAAAATGTTAATACAACAGGTTATTCAGGAGATGTATCTATATCAGGATTGCCGTTTAATAACGGGTTTGGTCGTCATATGGCCACCGTTGGTGTTTATTCATTGGCAACTTGGACAGAACAAATTGTTGGTTCTGTAGATCAAGCTTCAGCGGTGATTGTAATAAGGGACATTCGTTCAGGAACCTCATGGGCTTCCGCTCAACACAATGCAGGCGGTACACGGTATCTTTGGGTAGCAGGAACTTACATGACAACAGCCTAATTATCTCAAGTGGACTCTTGAGACGGACTAAAGGAGAAGACAATGGCATTAACAAAAGAAGTAGTAGCAGACAAAATCGAAGTAGTCACAGGACAAGATGAGGACGGTAACGCCACTACCTCTGTTCAAGTACGGACTGCTACTAAGGTACTCGAAGACGGCGCTGTAATTTCACAGTCGTATCACCGTCATGTAATTCAATCAGGTGACGACTACTCATCTGAACCCGCTAACGTACAGGCTATTTGTGTAGCCGCATTTGGAGACTAAGACATGGCTACATGGACTA